CGGATTACTCGCTATCAAGAATGACGATAATTTTATTATTGAAAGACCAGTAAAGATACATCCAAATCTTCTTGGTGGTGTTCAATTCTCAGCATGGTTTCCATTCTCAGATAGCAAACAATTTAAAGTACTTAAGAATAATATTTTACAGCATGTACCAATAGCAGAGACTATAAAAGATACATATGTTAATTTTGCTCTTAAGATGGATAAACCCATCAGCCCACCTGATACTCGAACTGATGAAGAACTCTTAAAAGAGTACGAAGACTCGTTTGGCAGTTCGGCTGATGATTTGATACCTGAGACAAAGAGAACATTACATTAAATTAGTATACCTCTACCGCTCCGGGTGTTAATATATTATACCATAAAAACAAGCAAATGTAAACGACTTTTGTGAAAATAATTAAAATAAATTAATCGTTTACATTTAGCAGAAAATATGATATAATAGTATATTATGGAGAAAACAATATGACCACAAAAGTCAAACCAAAAGATAAACCCCATTACGTAAATAATAGAGAATTCTCTGAAGCAGTCATGGAATATGCTATTAGCGCTCATGATGCTAAGAAAAAAGGAAATGCAGTACCAACTGTTACAGATTATATTGCATCTTGCTTTATAAAAATCTCTGAAGGACTGTCTCACAGACCGAACTTCGTGAGGTATACTTATAGAGAAGAAATGGTTATGGATGCCGTTGAAAACTGTTTAAGAGCAATCAATAATTATAATATTGAAACTGCTACAAGAACTGGAAAGCCTAATGCATTCTCGTACTTTACTCAAATTTGTTATTTTGCATTTATTCGTAGAATAACTAAAGAAAAGAAACAACAAGAAATCAAATTTAAGTTCATTGAGAAGATGGGTATTGAAGACTTTGTTGCTATGGGTATGGATAACGAAGGCGCTGAACAAACAATGGCTTATGTAGATACGTTAAGACAAAGAATCGGTCAGATACGTACAAAAGACGAAGCTATTAAACAATTTGCAAAAGAGGAGAAAAAGCGAGAGAAAGAAAAGCTCGAGCTGTTTATGTAATGAAAAAGGTAAGTACAAAACAAAATCTAAGACATATTCGTCTTATGAAGAAAAGAACTCAACGCGAAGAAAAGCGTAAGATACAAAGAGGTATTGTAGCTATTAAAATGGAGAAGATTAAGAATGCTGGAAAGCGTATTATGAAAGCTCAAAAAAGAATGATGAGACTTGCAAAAGGATGAAAGTAGCAATTCTTAATGACACTCATTGTGGTGTCAGAAATAGTAGTGATATTTTCTTACAGTATCAAGAGCGCTTTTATCAGGAGATATTCTTTCCATATTGCCAAGAGAATGGTATCAAAAACGTACTCCATCTCGGAGACTATTACGAGCATCGTAAGTTTGTTAATTTCAAAGCTTTAAATGCTAATCGCAAACACTTCTTAGAACCATTAAAAGAGTTTGGTATGACAATGGATATTATTCCAGGCAATCATGATGTATACTTTAAAAATACAAATGAACTCTGTTCTCTAAAAGAACTGCTTGGTTACTTTACATCAAATGTCAATATTATTATGAAACCAACTGTCATTGATTATGATGGACTTGGAGTGGCAGTCATACCTTGGATTAACAATGCAAACTATAAAGAGTATACAGAGTTTGCTCAAAAATGTGGTGCACCTATTCTTGGAGCTCATTTGGAATTAAAAGGATTTGACATGATGGCAGGGATGCCTAATCCACATGGCATGAGTGCTGATGTTTTTTCAAGATTTGAAATGGTTCTTAGTGGTCATTTCCATACAAAAAGTTCTCAAGGGAATGTTACGTATCTTGGTTCTCAAATGGAATTTACTTGGGCAGATGTTGATGATCCAAAATTCTTTCATGTACTTGATACTGAAACAAGAGAGATTACACCAGTAAGAAATCCAATTACAATGTTTAAGAAAGTTATATATGATGATACTAAAACAGATTATGATAAAGTAGACATATCGCAGTTTGAGAAAAAGTTTATCAAGCTGATTGTTATAAATAAAAATGATTTGTATATGTTTGACAAATTCATAGACAGATTACAGAACATAGAAACATATGAGCTAAAAATAGCTGAAAGTTTCGAAGAGTATCTGGGAGAAAGCGTAGAAGACGAGAAAATATCCCTTGAAGATACAAACGAACTTTTGGATTCATATGTTGAAGCTGTAGATACTGACTTAGATAAAGAACATCTTAAGGTAGAACTACGTAAGCTATATACAGAGGCACAGAATCTCGAGGTAGTATGATACATTTTAAATCATGTGAGTGGAAGAATTTTCTCTCCACTGGAAGCGATCCAATAAAAATCTTATTAGATAAGACACCATCAACATTAATTGTTGGTCAAAATGGAGCAGGTAAATCAACTTTGCTAGATGCTCTTTCATTTGCTCTCTTTGGCAAACCCCATAGAGATATTAAGAAAGATCAAATGATCAATAGTATTAATAAAAAAGGTACACTTGTTACAGTCGAAATGACTATAGGAAGTCATGACTTTAAGATTATAAGAGGAATCAAGCCAGGTAAGTTTGAAATCTATCAAAATGGCAATCTTATCAACCAGGCTTCAAATGCAAGAGACTATCAAAAGTTTCTTGAACAAAATATTCTCAAGCTTAATCATAAGTCATTTCACCAGGTAGTAGTACTTGGTTCATCTTCTTTTATACCATTCATGCAATTACCAGTTTGGTCAAGAAGAAATATTATTGAAGACTTATTAGATATTAATATCTTTTCTAAGATGAATACTCTTTTAAAAGAAAGAAACTCTAAGATCAAAGATGAATTAACAGATATTAATCATCAAATCGACATCTTTAAAACTAAGATGGACTCTCAAAGTAAGTATATCAAAGACTTGCAAGAGTTAAATGACGATCAAATAGAAAAGAAAAGAGAAAGCATCAATACTCATAAAGAAGAAATTAATAAACTCTTTGATGAAAGCAAAACTCTTGGTAAGAATCTATCAGCCTCTATCACAGAAGAAGAAAAGCATAGTGGACAACTTATTAAGAAAATGTCTCAACTTGATTCTTATGATATGCAATTCAACGATAAGATTAAAGGTTTAGTTGATGAATCTAGATTCTATGAAGATAATGATCAATGTCCAACATGTGATCAGGCAATCGAAGAAGAAAAGAAAGTAGAAAAAATTACTTCAGTTAAAGCAAAAGCAAAAGAAATTCAAACAGCCAAAGATGATCTTGCAAAGAATATTGCTGAAATGAAAGTAGAACAACAAGAAGTTTCTAATAGTCTTAATAAGCTTCGTCAAAAACAACAAAAGATAAATAGTAATAATGATGCGATTGCTCTTCTTCAAAAAGAAGTCAATAAGATTCAAAAAGAAATTGATAGTCTACAAGGTCAAACTGGAGACGCATCAAAAGCAAAGAAAGAACTTTCAGACATGAGAAGAAGTAAAGACAAATCTACTGAAAAGAAACTTGAGTATGTAGAAGAAAGAACCTACAATGAAGTCATAGGTGAAATGCTTAAAGACACTGGTATTAAAACAAAAGTCATTAAGCAATATCTTCCTATCATGAATAGATTAATTAATAGTTACTTACAGGTTTTAGATTTCTTTGTATCGTTTCATTTAGATGAAAACTTTAATGAGACTATAAGATCAAGACATCGTGATTCGTTTAATTATGCTTCATTCTCAGAAGGAGAGAAACAAAGAATTGATTTATCTCTTCTCTTTACATGGAGACAAATTGCTAAAATGAAAAATAGCGCAGCGTCAAATCTACTTATACTTGATGAAACATTTGATTCAAGTTTAGATATTGATGGTGTAGACAATCTTACAAAGATTCTTGATACTCTCGATGATGGAAGTAATGTGTTTATTATATCTCATAAAGGAGATGTACTTGAAAACAAATTTAGAAGTAAGATAGAATTCTTTAAAGAAAGAAATTTCTCAAAGATCAGATAATGCTGGTATAGCTCAGTTGGTAGAGCAATTGATTTGTAATCAATAGGTCGTCAGTTCGAACCCGACTACCAGCACCATTTTTAAGATCAACACTTTTCTGCTAATTATTTTCAATTATTTCACCAAAAGTCGTTTACATATATGCTGAACTATGGTATAATATACGTATAAAATCAAAAAGATAAGGAAAATCAATGATTAAACACAAAAGCACTCTTGCTAAGCAAACACAAAAGCACTCTTGCTAAGCTTCTTGCAAAAGAGAATATTACTGTGCAATATGGTAATTACAAAACAGCTTGGTTCGATATTAAAAACAGAATTCTAGGTATTCCACTTTGGAAAGACATGGGTAAAGATGTTGCTGATCTTTTTATAGGTCACGAAGTTGGACATGCTTTATTTACACCATATGAAGGTTGGCATGATAGTCCTGAGAAACTAGAAGGTTGTCCACGTACTTATATCAATGTTATTGAAGACGCAAGAATTGAAAGACATATTAAAGATGCTTATGTTGGTCTTGTCGCTCCAATGGCCAGAGGATATAAAAAACTATTTGATGATAACTTTTTTGGAGTTGATGAAGATCTCGATTGGGATCAAGTTAAACTTATCGATAAAATTAACTTAAAGGCTAAAGTTGGAGCTCATCTTGAAGTACCAATGAATGATGAGGAAATGGTTTATTATAATAGATCTATGAAGACAGAAACATTTGATGAAGTGCTTGATTTAGTAAGAGACATTCTTGCTTATACAAAAGAAAATCAAGAAGAGCTTATGACACCTCCTCCTATGGGATCACAAGATAAAACTGAAGGTCAAGAAGAAAATGATGACATGAGTCCAACTGGCCACGATGATATGGAGAGTCAAGATGAACAAACAAAAGATACTGGAAATGAACAACAAGATCCTATTGATAAAACTGATGAAGAAGGAAAAGATTCAGCAAAAGGAGATACTTCAGAGTCCAATGATGATGGAAATGATCAAGGGAATGTTGAGGAGCAAAGTCAACCCGATGAAGATGTTTCAATAACTGATGAATCATTCAGAAGAAAAGAGCATACACTCTTAGATATTAATGAAAATGGATCACAAACTCTTATTGGTAACGAATTTAGTAAACCCGTAAGAGATGCTATTATTACTCCATATGCAGATCTTAAAAAGGCAAGACAAATTAAATTAGATCAATACAATGAAGCTGTTGGGACATATGATAACATGTTATCAATTGATGAACATAGAGAAGAATTCAAGCAATATCTTAAAACAGTCAAACAAAACGTTAACTTTGCTGTCAAAGAATTCGAAATGAGAAAAGCTGCTTTCAGATATACAAGAGCTCAAACTGCAAAGACAGGTTCTATTGATGTAAATAGATTATGGTCATATAAAACAAATGACGATATATTTGCAAGAGTTACAAAACTTGCAGATGCTAAAAATCATGGAATGATGATGTTAATTGATTACTCAGGTTCTATGTCAGAATGTATGACGAATGTAATGGATCAACTTTTACACTTAGTAGTTTTCTGTAAAGCAGTCAATATTCCATTTGATGTTTACGGTTTTACGAATAGCAATCCAAGATTAAGCCAATGGAAGTATGATGAGGATAGAGAAGAATCAATAGATCATTCAATATCTCAAATCGAATCTGAAATACATCATGGTGGATTATCATTACCTCAAGTCATTGCATCAACTCTTAAAAAGTCTGATTATGAAGAAGCTTTATTTCACATTTATTTAAGAAAAATACTTGCTAAGAAAGAGTGGGGTTTCTACGAAAGATATGTATTGGCTCAACAAGAAGAGTATGGTTCAACACCTCTTAACCAATCATTGATTGCTGCTCATAGAATGGTCGATAAGTTTAAAAGAAATAACAACATCGACAATATGAATTTTGTAGTAATCTCTGATGGAGATACAAATGGAATCAGCATAGTCA